TCACGTCGGTTGCCGACACGCCACGATCTACCGCGTCAAAGAGGAGGAGTAATGCAGTCTGTAATGGACTTCCCTTGGAGATACAAGCACTGCGCTGACAGTACGCAGGTGTCAGCCGGGCCGTGCGTGTTGCACACGATCACCATCAACCGCCTCGATACCGGAGCGTGCGTCGTGACCGTGTACGACAACCCGGCAGCGGCGGGAAACGTGATCGCAATCATTGACCTCACGCCCACGGCTGTCGTGAACGTGATGAGCACGACGCTCATCTTCGACGCGCAGTGCGATACGGGGCTCTATGCTGACTTCAGCGGGGCGGGCGGCGACATCACGGTGACGTACAAGTAGGAGGGGATCCAAATGCCTTGGAGTGTCGGCGACGTCGATCAATTCAAGAAGGGCCTGACCGACGCCGAAAAGAAGACGTGGGTAAAGGTGGCGAACGATCGTCTCGCCGCGTGCTTGAAGGAAGGGCGAACGGACTGCGAGGCGTCAGCCATCAAGCAGGCTAACGGCGTCGTCGAAGAGGCACAGCATGAGCACGCTGCACTTGGAGAGAAGATCCTCGAAGCCGTGTTCGACGAAGGCGCTACGTTCAAGGCGACGATCCAGGGCTTCCTCCGCGCTGCGAAGGCTGTCACACGTCACCCGAACATCCCCGCCAAGGTCAAGAAACAGGTCGACGAGTTGCGCGACTTGATCGGCAAGAACACCTGGGCGGACCTTGCAGTCGATTCGACCCCCACTCATGAGGCCGTACACCCGTCCGAGGGCATTAGAGAGGCCCTACAGTCGATCGCGCGGCGGCAAGTGCGTTCCCGGCTACGGGAGATGTCGCTGGGGGGTGTGTCAGTCGCCGAGTTTGAGACGAAGCTAAACGACGCGCTCAAGGCTAAGCTCGGGGCAGACTATTATCCATTCAGCGTGCTAGACGTGTACGAGAACATGGTCGTCTTCGCTGCCGAGGGCGGTATGTGGGGCGCTCCGTACACGATCAGCCTGGACGGGTCAATCGAGATCGGCAAGCCGGTGCGCGTCAAGCGTATCTGCCGCTACATCCCGGTCACCGAGAACATCCCGCAAGAGCAGTTGCCCGGCGACCGTGAGGAGCAGGGCGATGAAAGCGACTGGTGGAAGTACAGCCAGGACTGGGGCAACGACGGCGAGAAGGTGCTCGGGAGTACGGTTTCCGGCGACACGCAGGGACGCGGAACGAATGAGGCCCTGCACGAAGACGGCGCAATCGTGACGCAGTTCGTCGAAGACGGCGCACTCGTCGAAGAGGGTGAGAACGATGGCTAGGGTTGTCAGAGAAGACGGCACGGTGCGCCTGCGGATCATCGGTCCCGGCCAGGGATCGAGCGCGTACTACGAGGCCGAGCAGTTGAAGCGTGACGCGGCAGTGTTCAAGAACGCTCAGGTGTTCTGGGATCATCCGTCGACACGCGATGAGAAGGAACGCCCGGAGCGTAGCTTGCGCGACCTATGCGGCGTGGCTGTAGCCGATCCCGTGTACGAAGAGAACGGTGCAGCGGGGCCGGGACTCTACACGGACGTTCGCGTCTTCAAACCGTACCGTCCGATGGTCGAAGAGATGGGGCCGCACATCGGCGTGTCGATTCGCGCATCCGGTTCGGTCGTCTCGAAGAAGATCGGCACGGAGTCCAAGCGCGTGGCCGAGAAGTTCACCTCTGGCGGGTTCGATTTCGTGACCAAGGCTGGGGCGGGCGGGGCTGTCGTACCCCTTCAAGAGAGTGCCCGCCCTGGCGTCAATGATTTCGTAGAGGCGTTCCTTGCGGCTCATCCGCAGGAATCGGAAACGAGCGAGAGCGCACGGGCGCAGTTCATCGAATGGGCGACGGGCTCTCACACACAACAGACAGAGGAGGAAGACATGGAGCTGAAAGAGCAGCTCACGAAGTTGGAGACTGAGAACGCCGCCCTCAAGGAATCGCAGAAGCAGCTAGAACAGGCGCTCGTTCTCAAGGAAGCCGGGGAGATCGTAGACGCTGCGCTCATCGCCGAGAAGGATCTGCCGGACATGGCGCGTGCCCGTCTGCGAGAGGCCCTCAAAGGCAAGCAGACGTTGAAGGAAGGCAAGCTCGACAAGGACGCGCTGACCGCTCTCGTCAAGGAAGCCGCGAAGGCGGAGCGCGCGTACATCGAGAGCCTGAAGCCGCACGGCGTCACCGGCATGGGACCGGCTAGCGGCGCGGACGACGGCAAGGCGCGGCTGCGCGAGTCGTATGTGCAGATGCACTTGCAGAACGGTGAAACGAAGGAAAAGGCCGAGCGGCTGGCTGACCTCGCCGTGCTCGGACGATAGGAGGGAACATGCCTGCTTTGTATCTGGCAACAGGAAAGACGGCTGGCGAGGAGTGCAGCTCCACTTACGAGGGGCGTCACATTACGCTCGAAGAGTCGTACCTGACTCACCCGTATCATGCGGATGGCTTTGTCGATAAGGGCGATCCGTGCAACGTCGGGGACATCGTAGGTGTCGCGTTCAACAGCGCGGCTGCGGCGACCGACTACATCGCTCTTGACACCGAAGGCATCTGGTTCTTGAACATCATCGCATCCGACGACGTCGGCACGAGCGCCGTTGCTCCAGGAGACGAACTCTACATCAACACGGGCGTCGTCTCGAAGCGTGCGAGTGGTATCCCGTTCGGTAAGGCGCTTTGCACGCTGACCGGATCGGTCAGCAATCAGGTCGGCGCGGTCAAGGTCCACTGCGAGCTGCGCGACCTCGATCCGAGCATGATTATCGTCTCGGTCGAAGGGAACGACACCACTGGGAAAGGCTGCTGGGATTCTCCGTACGCCACGATCACGAAGGCGTTCACGATGGTCACCGCTACCCGCAAGACGATCTACGTCCTGCCGGGAGACTACGCCGAGGCGGCTGCGCTGACGTGGCCTAGCATCACCGGTACGCGCCTAATCGGAATGGACGGACAGGGTAACGTCACTATCTCGAACGGTGGTGCCGGTACGTGGGTGCTCACGATCAACCCGACTGTCCAGACTGGATCGTTCGAGGCGTTCATCGAGAACATCAATATCGACCACGGCGACATCATCGGCCTTGAGATCAACAACACGGCGACCGCGAAGAAGGTCATCGTCCACCTCAAGAGCGTGTCTGCCGAGGCCGGTAGCGGTGACTCGATCAACGTCACCCATACCGATGCGGCGAATGCCATCCGCCTCTATGCGAAGAACTGCCACGAGATCGAGGGCCTTGTCGATTGGCAGATGAAGAACGCGAGCGATCGTATTCGTTTCTACGAGAGCGTTCTCGCTGGCGGACTCACGACTTCGGCGGACGTTATCGCGGGGGAACTCACCCTGAGCAATACGGTGATCCTCACGGGCGCACTGACGATTGGCAACGCGGCCAACATCCTGACCTATCGTGGATGCCTGTACCGCACTGACGCCGATCCGTCCATCTACACAGAACTCGCAGACGGCTACTCGGCGTAGCAAAGGAGATCCTAATGCCTAACCTGACATTCGCGGAGGAGACTCAGCTTCAGGAAGCCTTCCGCCCTGTCCGTGGTACGTTCACGGAAGCACAGGTCGCGGAGGCTGTTGACCTGATCCGCAACGCTCAGCACATGCCAGCCCATCGGCACGAGTACATGCTGCGCGAAGCGATCACCACGTCAGATTTCCCGTACCTGTTCGGGATCGTCATCGAACACGAGATGCTGGCCCGCTACCGTTTCGCGGCAGCGGACTGGGAATCCTGGACGAAGGTATCGACCGTCCCCAACTTCAACATCCACCAGCGCCACAGCCTCGATGGACTGACTGGACGGCTGGCTCGCGTCGGAGAGAAGGGCGAGTACCTCGTCTCGACGAAGCCTGACCATGGACGCCGGTATCTCCAGGTCTTGAAGTACGGCGCACAGTTCGACATTTCGTGGGAAGCCCTCATCAACGACGGGCTTGGCGCGTTCTCGGACATCGCGCAGCGGTACGCTGACGCTGCTCGGAACACGGAATCGTTCCTCGCTACGTCGCTATATTGCTCTGCGGCTGGCCCGAACGTGCTACTCTACGGCGCTCCGATCGTCGCCCCTGACGGTGCGAACGTGACGAACCTCGGCGCTCTCGCCCTCACGATTGCGAACCTCGAAGCGACGATGGAACTCATGTCGGCGCAGACGGACGCAAACGGCGACCCGCTCGGCATTCGCGGTATGCACCTCGTTGTACCGCCTAGCCTGGAGTTCACCGCTCGGCAGATCCTCACGTCCTCGACGAAGATGTGGGTCGAGCTTGGCGGTATCGGCGGCCCGCTCCCGTACCCGACGAACAACGTCATCGGGCAGATCGGCTTGCAGCTGCACGTCGACCCGTGGCTGCCGGTCATCGACGCGACGGGTAACGATGTCGGCACCTGGTACCTGTTCGCTGACACTACACAGGGCTACGCGATTGAGTATGCGCGGCTGCGCGGACACGAGGTACCGGAAATCTGCATGAAGGCCAGCGACAAGGCGAGCCCGAGCGGTGCGCCGCTGTCTCCGTTCTCCGGCGACTTCGCAACGGATAACGTGTTCTACCGGGTGCGTGTGGTCGGAGGCGGGACGCAGCTTGACCCGCGCCTGACTTACGCGCAGGTTCACACCTAGCCGATGCTAGGAGGTGTCCATGACGCCTGACAGCGTGACGAAGTTCAGAGTTGGATCACAGGCGATCGCCGCAGCGGTGACCGCCGAGCAGTTGCCTGCCCTGGCAGCGGCCAACGGTATGGCGATTGTCGTGAAGGCGCGGGACACAAACACAGGATCTATCTGGATCGGTCACTCCAAGGCGACGGCTGAAGCTCACCACTTCAGCCTCGCCCCCGGAGCGTCCATCCATATCCTTGTTGACAATCTCAGCGACGTGTGGGTTGACGTTGAAGTGAACGGAGAAGTCGTCGAATGGATCGTGGAGGTGGGCTATGGCGCAGTTTGAGGCAGGGCCGATCTCACCGGCACTCCAGGCGACGATCAATGCGACCAACGCGGCGCTCGGCACACGTGCCGACGCGGCCGCCGAAGGCGCAGTGACAAACACCGACACGGCGATTGCGTACCTGAAGCAGCTTGTCATCGCAACGGATCGCAACGTCGGCGCACCGACTAGCGGCATGGCGATCACGAAGACGCTGTACGTGAGCGCGACGGGGACGGATGCGGATGGCCTCAGTTGGGTCACCGCGTTTCACACGATCAACCAGGCGCTCGATGCGGCGTCACTTGCTGCCGGTGACTGTACCCTCATCCTCATCTCGCCTTCGTCGGTTGCTTACGACATCAACGTGACCGGCGATCCAACCTGGGCAGCGAACGTGATCCTTCAAGGCACGTACCGTACCTGGACGCGGATCGTCAACACGCATGTCGGAGCGACTTCGATCCTCAAACTCACGGGCAAGGCTGGCGCGATCTCCCTCAACTTCGACCTCGGCGCGACGGATAACGACGGCCTCATCTTCACGGGGCCGGGATTCCTCGTCCAAGGCTGCTTCTTCACGGGCACGGCGTTGACCGGAGCGGCAACGGCCCTCGATCTCGTCGGCGCTGCCCAGATCATCAATGGGCACGTCGGCGACTGCGAGTTCATCGGCAATCCGACGAACATGACCGCGCTGAAGCTGACCAAGATCGCCTACTCCGTCTTCATGGGCTTGAAGATCGGCAACTGCCTAGCCGGGATACAGATCACGGACGCGGAATCTGACTACAACTACTTCTCCGATATCCTGCTAATGGACAACGCGATCGGGCTCGATGTCGACGCTGGTAACGGTCAACACTTCATCGACGTCCTCATGAACGGCAACACCGTCAACATCGACGACGAAGTTGGCGACCATATGTTCGTGCGGATATCTGACCAGTTCCCGCTCACAACCTACCCCGACAACCTCACGGGAGTCAGCGTACCGACACACCTCAACGCAGCGACATGGGGCGTCGATACGGAACTGCGATCGGCGGCGACAGCGACGAAGCCTTTCCAAGTCGTCAACGTCTACGCAGTGCCAAGCGTGTCGGAGATATTCCGCATACGACTGAGCGCTGACAGCGGAGCAACGTTCTTCTCGGACATCATCGTTGATGCCGTGAAGAAGACGAGCGTGCTGTCGGGGACAGGAACCGAATACGTGTTCAACCAGGGGACGCGGATCAGCGCATCGTGTCAAAGCCTTAGCGGCGGCGACACGTTGGCAGTCTGGCTGAAGATCCAGGAGATATAGGAGGACTGATGCGCCGGAAGCCGGAAGCGATCACGCGGGATCAGGAGTTCTACGACTCGATCCTCGTTGAATTGCGCGAGCTGCGTTTGCAGGTAACCGCGATCGCACAAGCGGTATCCGGCGCTCCGTCCACGTTCAAGTGTGAGCAGTGCGGGCAGGGGTTCGTGAGTCAGCGCGCCCTTGCCGCACACCTCAAGGTTCACAAGGAGGGCCCGTGAGCAAGTGGGGCCGGTGTCTACTTCACTCTCTGCTTGACCGGATGGAGGAAGAGGACAAGGATCGCCCCGGCACTGACGGGAATCTCGCACGGGAAGTCTACAAGGCAATCCGTGAGTACGTTGAGGAGCTAGAAGGGAAGGCGGGTGTAGAGCCATGGCGTACACATACGTCCTGACAACCGATGTCGGCAAGGTGCGGGCGTTGACCCGCGACACACGCGGGCCTACTACCGTCTTCTTCCAGGATGAGGAGATCGAGCTTTACAAGGAACTGAACGGCGGCGGTAGCGATACCGTCACGATCCTCAACACGGCGGCCCAACTGCTCGACGTGTGGGCAACCGATGAAGCGATGGTGACGAAGGCAGTACAGCTACTCGACGTCATGACCGACGGCCCGGCAGTCGCTCGGCAGCTACGGTATCACGCGGTGCTCTTGAGGGAGCAAGCGGAGGCGCTGGCGCTTGAGGGCGACGCTGGATTCGATACAGCGGAGATGGCGCTCGGCCCGTTCTCCATCCGCGAGCAGATCGAGAACGAAGCGTTGAAGGACACCGAATGACGACGGCGATCTTCCATCCCAACATGCTGGCCCGGCTGGCCGACTTCTTCCCCGGTCTGTGTACGATCCAGGCACGGGTAGATACGCAGGATGCTGTCACGGGTGAGGTCACAAACACCTGGGCGAATCTTGCGGGCCACGTCGACCTGCCGTGTACGCATGGCCCATCGAAGGGCGATGAAGTGAAGCGCGCCGATCAGACTTACGTTGTGTCCAACTACACGCTGGCGCTGGCCGGCGACTATCCGACGATCAACGAGACAATGCAAGCCGTGGTCGACGGGACGGCATACGAGATCCTGCTTGTGCAATGTGACAGCCACGGCATGAAGACGCGGATACTGACGCGGAAGGTGACGTGATGGCTGACGCGGTGACGATGCGCCTAGAGATCAAGGGCCTGCCTGAGCTTCTCAAGAAGCTGCAACAGCTAGGCGGCGACGTCGAGAACGCTGTCGCGGCGTCACTGATGGCCTCTGCTCTGCAAGTCGCCGGTGACGCCAAGCGGCGGTCACCCGTGAAGACGGGCAACCTCATGCGCTCGATCACCGCTACCGGCGCACAGGACGGGCCGATCACCGACACGGAAGGAATGCTGCCCGAACAGAGCGTCGCCAGCCTGACGACGAACATAAAGAAGGGCGGCAAGGCAGATGCCTACATAGGGACGAACGTTTGCTACGCGAAGCGCATGGAGTTCGGCTTCAAGGGACCGGACAAGCTGGGGAGGATCTACGATCAAGGTCCACGTCCATACTTGCGCCCCGCTCTCGACGAGAACAAAGACAAGATCGAGCGGATATTCCGTAGCGGATTGCAGGCGGTAATCAAGAGCGCGGAAGAGAAAGCCGCGAAGGCAGGTGGATGATGGCCGAGCCGGAAAGCGGGTTGCGAGCATGGGCGCTGGCTGACCCAACGGTTGCCGGGCTGATCGGTACGCGGTTCTATCCTATGGTACTGCCGCAGACGCCGACGCTACCAGCCTGCACGTACTTCCGCGTCAGTCATCGCATCCCAGATGAGATCCCGTATCCGACGATTCGGATGCAGGTCACCTGTTGGGCGACTACACATAGCGGCGCACGGGCACTGGCAACGGCGCTAGAAGCCGCAGCTGGCAAGAAGAAGGGCACAAGCGCGGGCGTGGAGATCAAGTATGCGAGTGTCGCCAACGATCTCGACATGCGCGATCCAGACACCGGCTACTACATGGTCCCGGTGGATTTCAAGGTGACGTATAGGAGAGTGTGAAATGGCACAGACCACAGTTCAACAGAGTCAGACCATCCGGTTCGGATCGGCGAAATGGGAGATGGGGGCCAACGTTGGCGCTCTCGTCGACATGGGTGCGATCCGCAACGCAGCGTTCGAGTACACCTTTGACAAGGTTGAGGTCAAGTCCGACAACGCGGGGATCATCAAGCAGGCTGTAGCGAACGAGCGTGCCTCGCTTGGCGGTGACCTCATGGAGATCAACGCGACGAACCTCGGTAGCTTCTACAGCGGCGTCCTGACTGCCGCTTCTGTCGCTGCCGCTCCCGTCGCCGTAACGAACGAGACGCAGATTCTCACCGGTACGACCGAGAACATCCTGGCGCATCGCAACGCGGCGGGGACGGAAGTCGCTTCGATCGTCGTCACGAATGCTGCGGGCGCGGTGACCTACATCCGCGACTGCGACTACATCATCAATGTAAACGCCAACGGCTACACCACGATTGCGCGGGCCTATCCGACCGTGATCGAAGGTCCGACGGTTGTCTGCGCTGTCACGGGCACGACGAACTACTTCCTGAGCGCAGGTTCGTGGAACGTACAACCCGCCGTCGGAGATCATATCTACGTCACCGGGTTCACCGATCCCGCTAACAACGGAGTTAAGACGGTCACCGCCGTCACCACCACGCTCATCACCGTCTCCGAAGTGCTCGTCAACGAGGCGGAAGGCGATACGGTCACGATCACCCGGGGCGGAATCCAGACCGGCGATACGACGCTTGTCGACTACAGCTACACCCCGAGCGCATCGAAGACCCTCAAGGGCGGCGGGCTCACCACCTTCACCGCTCGCGTCTGCCGGTTCACGAACACGAACGCAGCCGGGCTGACCTTCGTTATCACGATCTTCTCCGCAACGCCTGACGGTGGAATCACGATCGACTTCCCCGCCGACGACGCGGAAGATCCAGCTCTGTGCCCTATCAAGATGGTCGGCGTTTGCGATACCACGCTGACTGCCGGAGAGCAGCTATTCGAGTGGGAAGATAACCAGCACACGGTCTAGCCGTGAGGAGGTACACGAATGACTTGGGTTGAGGAAGCGCGGGAGATGCGCAGCGGCGGGATGACCTATCACGCGATTGGTCTTTCCGTTGGGAAACACAGTGCAACCGTTTCCCGCGCCCTCAATCCAGAGCGGCCACACCGCAACAGACAACGGGATTGGTACATCAAAAACCGCGCGGAGATCCTTGCCAAGAGGGCAGGATACTACGCCGAGCACACGGAAGAGATCAGTGCTTACAAAGCGGTGTGGCGGGAAGAAAAACGAGAGGACAGAAAGGCGAAAGACCGAGAGTATTACGCGGCCCATAAGGATGAGCGGAAGTCCCAGATGCGGGCCTATGCCGCCGAGAACCGGGAACGCATTCGCTCATATGCTGCGCGCTACCGGAAAGAACACCCAGAAGTCGAGATCGAACACGGCGCGGAAAGGAGAATGCGTATCTCTGGGTCCAGCTCCCCACAAGAACGAGAAGCCGCTAGGAAGTTCATCCACAAAGTGAAGACGGCGCAACGAGCAATATGCTATCTGTGCGGTAAGCGCCTATCGAGAGGAGAACGAACAATAGACCACATCATCCCGCTTGCGAAAGGGGGCAGGCACGTTACGAATAACCTGGCTTGTGCTTGCCGTAGTTGCAACAGCAAGAAGAAGGCGAAGCTTCCGGAAGAAGTCGGAGTGTTGTTATAGGAGGGAACGGTGGAACAGGAAAAGGCAAAGCCGATCACGATCAAAGACTTCGACGCGGTAGCCCCCGAGAAACGGCAAGCACGCATCGGCGGGCGGGTAGTGGACATCGGGTTCATCCCCGCCCGCGTGCTGTTCGACATTGCCAGATTCAAGGACGATATGGACAGCGGGAAGCTATCGACCACCGAGCAGATTACAGCAATGGTCGAGCTTGTCGCCCGTGTGACGACGCGGAGTGACCCAGCGATCACGGCGGACTGGTTGCTTGAGAACGCCTCGATCCAGGGCCTACTCGACTTTTGCTCATGGGTGATGAATCCCGCTGCTCAGAAGGCCAAGGAGTACGAGGACAAACAGGGAAACGCGGAAACGGCCAAGTCTCCCGAATTGAACTTGGCCGAATCCTAGCGAAGCTGTCGATCTCGTACCCAGGCACGACGCCGGACTACTGGCTAGACGAGCAGCCGCTAGAGAACTGGTTCATGTTCGTCGGGTACGCGGAGGAAGAGAAGATGCACGATGCGAGAGTGCTGATCGGGACGTGGGCGGCGGCGCACACGAAGAAGGGGCTGCCGCCCGAGAAACGCTTGATCGTGTCCTCCGTTGACGAGTCGCCGGATAGGGCCGCGTTCTACCGCAACCCGGAGATCCGCAAGCGCATCGTGAAGGGGCCGCTATGAGCCAGATCGGGACGCTATCTATCGGCATCATCGGCGATATGGCGGGGCTATCAAAGGCTCTCGACAACGCCAAGAAGAGCGTCACTGACTTCGCGACGAAGACACAGGCTCTAGGGAAGCAAGTCTCGGACGCTGGCGTACAGATGACGAAGTGGGTCACTGGCCCGATCGTCGCGGCTGGCGCTGGCATCCTTGCCCTGACGACGAAGGTCGCCAACTACGCTGACGAGTTGCTTGACCTCAAGGCGCAGACGGGGCTCTCGACCGACTCGCTACAAGAGTGGCGACACGTCGCGGAGATCGCTGGCGTTAGCGCCGACACGGTTGCCAACGCGGTGATCGGCCTTACGCGCCGTCTGCCGTCGCTTGCCGAAGAGGGGTCCGTCAGCTCAGAGCAGCTTGCCAAGCTCGGACTCGCCTTCGAGGACTTAGCAGCGATGGACCCTGAAGACACGATCGACACGCTCATTGATCGCCTGTCGTCCATGGAGGATGTCACTGAGCGCAACGCTATCGGCGCGAAGCTGTTCGGTGGGGCGTGGATTGAGATGGCCCCGATACTCGACGAGGGCGCGGAGGGCATCAAGGCACTACGTGAAGAGGCGCACGAACTCGGGATCGTCGTCAGCGAAGAGAGCCTCGATCAGATTGACGCATTCCGCAAGGAGTGGGTCAAGGTCAAGGAGCAGTTCGCTGGACTGTTCCGTGAACTCGGCATGAAGCTGATGCCACTCATGCGGGACACGTTCATTCCCATCATCAAGAATACGATCGTTCCGATGCTGAAGACGTTCGCCGAGAAGATCGCGGCGCTCGTCACATGGTTCGGAAGCCTAAGCCCGAAGACGCAAGAGACGATCGTGAAGCTAGTCGCGCTCGCTGCCGTGGCGGGGCCGCTCGTTCTCACCGTCGGCAAGCTCATCACCGCTGTCGGAACACTATCGAAGGCGTTTATCGCGTTCGCTACGAATCCGATATTGCTCGGACTGGCTGGCGTAGCGGCTGTCATCGTCACGCTCATCTCACGCTTCAACGATGCGAAGCAGGCAACGTTAGAGCTTGAACAGTCTTACGTCACAGCGGCTTCCAACATGATCGCCGCGAGCGCTGATCTGTCCGAGGCGCTGGATGCGCTGGCCGCTGGCGTAGGCGACCTAGACTGGATCTTGAGCGAGGCTGACTTCTCCGCGTTGATCTCCAACCTCGACGCGCTCAAGGAGTCTCTGACGGGCGTTCCCGCTGACGAGATCGAGACGCGCTGGGCCGATGGCGTCAACCGGATCTTCGATGCGCTCGAAGCGGAGTACCCGAACCTACAGAAGATCCTTGAGACGTACCGACGCGGCTTCCTGGAGAAGGGCGAGGAGATGGCCGATGGGCTTATCAGTGGCTTCCGCGAGCAGGCGTCGGCCTTCGGTGACGCAGTAGACGCGACAGTCGCTGTCGGCCTGGGCTCTGCCGCCAACGCTACAGAAGGCTTCTCTGCGCTGGGGACGGAGGCCGGTGTCGCGTTCGGCGAGGGATTGTCGCTTGGACTCAACGAAACAGCGAAGACCGTAGACGAGTCGTTCTCCGCTGTCGGCGATAACGCCCTACTGAATCTACAGACGCAAGGCAGGATGCTCTCCACGGAAGCCGAGCGCATCGCCGCCGATACCAAGGCGCGGCTGGATGAACTCATGCGCCAGTCTGCCGAGACAATGCAGCAGGCGGCGGAAGGCTACACGCCAGCGTTCGCAGACTTGCAGACGCAGGTCAATGCCGCTGTGTGGGCGTTCGAGATGGCGAAGCAGACATTCGGCGAGCAGTCGCTTGAAGCCGCCGCTGCCTTCCAAACGATGCTCACGGTGCAAGAGCGGTTGAAGAGTGTTTCGGACGATCTGTTCACGAACCTCAAGCAAGTCAACGGTCCGCTGCTCGATCTGATCGTCTACATGCAGGAATACACCGGGGAGCTAGAGGCGAACGAACAGTTCATGCAGTCGTTCATCGCGCACCAGCTACACGCGAAGGATGCACTTGCCGGGCTGGGGATCTCGGTAGAGCAGATGACCGGCCAGTGGTGGGAATACGCTGGGATCACGCGCACTGCGCTTGAGACGGTTGAGGATGAGACGAAGAAGACGACCGAAGCGACGGAAGATCTCGGCAAGGGAACCGATGTCGTTTTCGGGAAGTGGCGTCCGGTTCCGGGGATCGTCGGACAAGTAACGACGGCGCTATCCGCCATGAGCGAGAGTGCCAAGGTCACCGCCGAAGAGTTCCTCACGTCCGTCGCGGGCACCATGACGAGTGCCTTGACGGAGTTCGGCGAGAGCATCATGACGATGGCCGACACGAACAAGAAACTCGCAGAAGATCACAAGGCGACACTTGAACAGATCGACACCGACTACCAGACTGCCGCGACCTCCGCTGCTGACGCCCGCGACAAGGATCTTCAGAACCTCAAGGATCAACTCGCCGACGGCAAGATCACGCAAGAGACGTACACCCGCGAGATGCGCCAGGTGTGGGCCGACTACAACACGAAGTTCATCCAGGCAGAGAAGGACCGTGAGGGCGCGCTGGATGATGAGAAAACGGCATACGAAGAGCAGAAGGTCACGATCGGGAAGCTCGTCGGCGACCTCGTACATACCGTCCTGACTGGGATCGCCCGCACGTTGCTGGGCTACGCGGCGGAGCACTTCGCTCTTGGGCTTATCAATGCCGCGCTATTGAACTTCGTCCAGGCGGGGAAGGAGTTTGCGGCGTCTGGTATCGCAGCCTTGGCCGCCGCTGGCATGGGCATCTTCGAGTCTGCTATCCCGTTCGCCAAGGGCGGCATGGTCGCGGGCGCACTCGGGGAGCCCGTCCCGGCAATCGTCCACGGCGGCGAGATGGTTCTGACGCCCGAGCAACAGCGAGCCGGGCTGATCGACTACGAGATGATGAGCCATGCGATGGCTGACGCGCTTGAGGAAGTGCTACCCGGCAAGGATCGCCCGCTCTACCTCGTCACGGATGGGAAGGTATGGGCGAGGACAATGCTCCCTTTCCTCCAGGGTGAAGAGAAGCGGCTAGGACTGGTGACGCCATGAGCGCAGCGGGTCGATTCTGGCTGGGGCCGTTGGGTACTGAGTCGCTGTTTCAGCAAGACGGATTCGCGCTGGGGACCGAGGAGTTCGAGATCAACCGTGAGGGCCGTGTGGCGAATGGCGCACTCGTGATCGACGTGATCGCCTCGAAGAAGAAGTTCACAATCAGCTACACGACGGCGGTGGGGCAGGACGCGCTAGACGATCTTGTCGCGCTGTACGTGCTCGGCGTCACGGCTACGCTCAGCCTCATCATTGAGAACAACGATGCGACGACGACTAGCTACACCGTGAAGTTCCGCCCGTTCTCGAGGGTGCGGACAGCGACGAAGGATACGTGGCTCTACGATCCAGTGACGTTCACGCTAGAGGAGGTCTGATGCCTTACGTTGGAAAGAGTAGGCCGAAAGCGTCTATCTCTGCCAGGGTCATCAAGGCGGACGGGACGATTGTCGACTTGGGTGTGATCGCTGGCGAAGGAAAGAAGGAACCAGCGAATGAGGAGAAGGGCCGCAAAGGGCGAGAGCTGTTGAACAAGCTGTTCAAGAAGGAGGCCAAGAATGGCCGCTGACGTAGTGTACTGCGTAGATCAGGGATTGGCGATCACGACGGACAGGCTGTTGGCAACGCCGACGGTACTGAGTCCACACTGGGTTCACTGGGGAATTGGGACGACGCCCGCTGCGGCGATCAATACGGTGCTCGAATCGCCTGGCGCGGAAGCTCGCACGGTTGGCACGGACACCGTAGAGACGACCACTACCACGGGCGACACGTATCAGGTAGTAGGCACGATCACCTGTGCGGGTGCAGGCAAGGCGATCACGGAGTGTGGGCTGTTCAACCACCTAACGAGTACGACGGGGTATCTGTACTTGCGGGCGACGTTCGATGTCATCAACGTGAACGTCGGCGACTCGATTGAGTTCACCTGCAAGGTCCAGTACACGAACCCGGCGTAGTCGGGGCGTTCGGGGCTTGTCTTTGGGCAGGCCCCTCGGGGGTGAATGATGGCGAAACCGTATGCAGTCTTGAACGAAGTACAGGACGAGTTGACATCGAACTTCGTCCACGGCACAGACAACCATCTTCACCTCGTCTCTGCCGCTGCATTTGATTCCGGTGGAGGGTACATCCGTGTCGAGACGGCGGATGGTACTCACTGGGTTCTGTACGAGTACACTTCCGTAGCGACGAACGATCTAAACGGCCTGACGCCGTGTACGCTTGGCGTGGTTGAGACGGACGCTGCGTACACGTTCACAAGCGGCTCAATCGTATCGCGGGTTGTGATGGCCGAGGATGTTTCGGAACTCATCACGGGGCCAGCCAGCGCGACGGACGGTGCTCCGGTGGGCTTCGATGGCACGACGGGATCGAAGGCCAAGGAACTGACAGCAGCGGCGCTGTCTTCCTACCTTGGCACGTTCACGAGCGCGAGCGTGACGCTTTACGTTGCGAAGACGGGGAATGACGGGAATGCAGGAACGTCAGGAAGCCCGAAATTGACGATCACTGGCGCGTTGAACGCGCTGCCGATCACGATTGCGCACGCCTGTTACATCAATGTGATGAATGGAACGTACACGGAATCTCTGACGACTCCGCTCAGCCGGTTCAACGTGCTGGCGTCGCTGACGATCCGAGCCATGAACACGTCCGACGTGGCTCTACACTGTCGCGGTGAGGCAACGGCTGGCGCGGCCACGACCATCACCGTGGAAGCCGCCCACGTCACCGCGGACGATCAGTGGAATGGCGGGCAGGTCATTCTATGGAAGGACACTGGCTCCGGGCAGATTCGCGACATCACCGACTCAGACGAATCCGACAATACCGTCACGGTGGCGACGTGGGACACGAACCCGGCCAGCGGGACCGACTACATCCTCACGGGCCTCGTGGTCATCGACGGCGACACAGTGAGCGCGGTGTCTGCGTCTGGCTGCCGCAACGTCTATTTCGAGGGCATCCGGTTCACGGTATCGGGCTCTGACGCTTATAATTGCGTGGACCTCAACGGCTTCTCATACCTGACGTTCACCAACTGCCTATTCGACGACATCTACGCCTTCAGTTGCGGGACCTCGTCAGCGGCGATGATCTGGTACTGCGGCTTCCGTATCCCAGCGAGCGGATACGGGCTCACATGCCAGACCGGATCGTTCGTCACTGTCACTGGCGGCGTTGCCTACGGCGCGAAGTCGAGCGACTTTGGCGTGTACGTCGCATCGGGCGGGACAGTCAACGTGGCGAGTCTCCAGGTGCGGCACTGCGCAACGGGCGTGCGAGCCGCATCTGGCGGCTGGCAACTCGGTTCCTTCATCACCTACACAGACAATACGACAAACACGAACCCTGATACCCCGTCTGATACAGCCGCAATCGTGGCGGACGGCTTCGCGTTCATACAGGATCAGAGCTAGGAGGCTCTATGGGTGTCTGGGGGCGGGATCGCTACGGGGCAGAGACGGCGCTAGGCGGAGGGATCTGGGTTCCTCCGCCCGATGCGTTCGTGCAGACGCGGATCACGCTCGCCATGGCGACGGACAAGGATTCTGTCACGGTCAGCCTCCCCACTGGCTGGTATCGCGCCGTCCTCGATACGGGAGTTCTCTACGACTTCGCGGAGGAAATGCCGTGGGCGCTGCACGGCGGGGCGTACAACGACGTGAACAAGGCAACGGTCTACGCGGTCGCGGCAGACGATTCACAGGAGTACGTGGGTGAGATTGAGATCCTACGCCAATCTGAGCGTGTCCTCTTTGAGCGGTACGGATTCGTCCAGCAGTATGGTTACGTCCTGATCGGGCGTTGCTCGTTCGAGCTATCCGATCCTGGGACGACAAGCTACTCGACGACGAGTATGGCCGAACTCACGGCGAGTGAACAGGCGGCGATCCGCGATCTCTTTCCTAGCATCACAAAAGCACAGGCGACGCCAGATCAGTCGCCATCTGTGGCGCTTGAGAACGCCATCGCGGTTCAGGAAGTTCTCGCGCCGTACCTCCTCAACAACGGACCCTCTTCGATCTGGAGCGGATCGCACACGCCGTCTGAATGCTTCGACCTTGTGATGAATGAAGACGCGCCCGTGATGTGCGGAATGGCGCAGCTTCTCTACGCCTATCTCGCCATCTCGACCCGCAACTTCACAGCGGCGGATGTGCATAAGACGAATCTGCGCCGCTATGCGGACATCCCGGGGATCACGATGAACAGCCATGCCGTGATCGCTCTAGACGCCTCGGATGGTTGGTTCATGTTCGATCCGTTCGCGGGCGTGTACTGCACGAACGGAGCGAACCTACTCAGCGCGGACGAGATCAGATCCGCCGACAAGGACGACGTGACGGTGAACGCGATCGGAGACGCCGCCTGGGAACCGGACTTCGGGCCTGCCCCCTACGACTACAACTACTTCTGCCACTTCAACTACATCGAGCACCTCACGTTGACGGGAGTGGGATAGCGTGTTCGGACACAACCGCTACGGGACAACGAGGTATGGATCGAAAGGACCCGCGCTTGGCGTCACCTATACGAAGACCGTAGCGACGGCGACCGTAGCGACTGTCGGTTCGGTGCCCCGCGAAGCTGGCAAGCACGTCACCGGAACCGTCCAGGCGGTGGGGACGTCTATCAGGCCGGTCAAGGTCACGCGAGCCATTAGCGGGGCCGTAGGATCGATCGGTGCCGTAGCGCGGGCGACTTCCAAGCATGTCGCGGCGGCGACAGTCGCGACGGTAGCAACGGTTCCTAGCAGATTCTATCGCTGGATCAAGGTAGTCGCTACGGCTACGGTAGAAGCTGTTGGCACTGTCACCCGCAAGACCGGCCAACACGTAACCGCCATCGTCTCGACGGTCGCATCAATCACGCCGCGCAACATCAAGCGGGCGATTTCGGCGACGGTCGACACGCTGGGGACGGTTGCTCGATCCACGGCCAAGCACGTCGCCGCCGCCACGGTTTCCACGGTCGGCTCGGTACTCCGTGGGATGGTATGGCACAAGCTAGTCGCCACGGCGGTTGTCTCGACAGTGGGCACGGTCAAGCGGAAGACGGGCAAGCACGTCACGGGCACGGCTACCGCCATCGGGCTCAGCATCCGCCCGATCACCGTAGGCAAGCACGTTACGGGAACTGTCGCCACAGTCGGCACGATCCGCCCGGTCAACATCTGGCGCACGATCATGGCGGCAGTCGGCACGGTCGGCGTCGTTCTCCAGAAGACAAGCAAGCACGTCGCCACGGCTACCGTTTCGACCGTTGCCACGATCCTGTCGACCGCTGTCCAAGTTGTCACAGGCGGCGTGTCCACTCTCGCCAGCGTCTCGCGTAAGACCTTCCGACACGTCACCGCCGTCGTGTCCACCGTCGCTACCGTCTCCGACTTCCTCTACGACATCGTCTACGCCATGAATCAGACCATCCGCCACATCTACGGAAAAGTCCGCATCACCTACACGGACCCGTACTTCTCCGCAGGCGTGGCGACTTCCGCCGATGCCGTTGGCGACTACACCTACACGGATCAGACCGTTGACAACGTGACAACCGAGACGTACAAGTGGTTTTCGCTGCACCGCAACATACTCGACGGTACCTTCCATCCGCTGCCCGGCGATCAGTCGATCTCGGTTGGATGGTGGGGCACACAGCTATCGGACTTCGTGACGCACGCCTTCGTGCCGACCTATCCTAAGCTCACGCTGACGCACGCGGCCCGTACCGTCTCCGACTTGCTCGTTGTCGGCGACGACAAGCTCGACGAGTACCCCGTCGACTTCACGATCAAGCTCTACAACGCCTCGAACGTGCTACAGCACACCGAGACGGTTGTCGGCAACGCGTACTACTACTACTCGACGCCGCTCTCGCCAGCGCATACCGGAATTGCCAAGCAGGTGCTAGAGATCACGAAGTGGAGTCGCGGGGATTCCGTCGTCAAGATCGCACAGTTCTTCACGACGCTTGAAGAGACGTACGAGAGCGAAGACGGCGAACTCGTTGACATCAACGTCACTGAGCAACGCGAGTTCACGGGGACCACCATCCCGCAAGGCAACCTCGCCAACTCGGAGATTCGTGTCCGTCTCAACAACATCGACGGTACGTTCGACGCAGGCAACACGGCGAGCCGCTTGAATGGCCTGCTGTTGAACAACCGCGCGATCACCGCCTGGCTCGGCGTCGACCTTATCCCGTCCGGTGTGCGGCGCTGGTATCCGCTTGGGACGTTCTACTCACGCGATTGGTCCGCCCCGGATTCGGAGATCTGGGCCGAGGTAAGCGGTCAGGACATGCTCGCCCGCTTGCAGTCGACCACGTTCTCTACGTCCACCGTCTACGAATCGAAGACGCTGGAAGAGCTTGCCATCGTCATCATGACCGACGCGGGCCTGACTTCGGCGGACTGGGACATTGACGCGGCACTCGCTGCGATCACCGTACCCTACGCCTGGTTCGATGCTGTCTCGCATCGTGAGTGCCTGCGCAAGATTGCCGCCGCGTGCATGGGCCAGTGCTACTGCAACCGTGACGGCAAGATCGTCCTTGAGGTCTACTCCGCGCCGAGTCTCAATCCGTTCGAGTACACGTCGGGTAACGTGTTCGACATCGACCATCCGCTTCAGTGGTCGCAGATGGTGAACTACGTGCAGGCGCGAGCGACACCGCGTGAACTAAGCGTCGAACAGGATATCGTTACGGACGTTGAAGTCTTCACGGTCCCCGCCCTGAGCAGCGTGACGAAGCTCCACTACTACATCTCGTCACCGTGCAAGGACGTTACCGCTCCGACAATCGTTGGCGGGGCAGACATCACCGTGAGCGCGTACACCGCCTACGCTTGGGGAATCTCAGTGACCTACGCGAATGCTGGCGTCGGTGATGAGACGGTGACGAGCACGACGGTACGCGGCAAGGTGCTAGAAGAGGTAAGCGGGAAACTCGTGACGGCTCAGGACGCCGCCTCGATCGCGCAGAATGGCAAGCAGACGCTCTCGGAAACGATCACCTCAGAGTTCTGGCAGGATGAGACGCGGGCGCAGGAAGTGGCCGACGGGATCTTGACTACCTACCGCAACCCGCGCCGCGACATCGTGATGCGGGCACGCGGCAACATCGCGCAACTGCTCGGCGATCGCGTCAAGTGCCCCGACTCGTTGACAGCGGGGACGACGGCGCACTTCGGCATTGTCGGACAGGACATCTCATACGACGGCGGACTAGAGATCGTCGTGACCGCGCAACGGCTGGGGGTAATGACCTCGAAGACGGTCACGGCGACGGTCGGGACGGTAGCAACGAGATCGTGGAAGCCCGTAGCGAAGAAGGGACTAGCGGTTGGAACTGTCGCCACGGTGGCTACCGTCGCCCGCAAGGCAACGCACAAG